CCCCAATCTCTGAAGCATTGCTGAAGGGCGCGAAGTAAGCTAACAAGCGACCTGCCTGGAATGTATTTGCATTCACAACGAATCTGACCTCGATGTGGGCGCGCAGAAAAGTAAAATGGGCAATTTTATCGGCTACATTGGGTGCTGAAGAAATAATTGATTCAGGAAAATCATAAGATTTAATTTCTGTGTCAAAAGTTTGGGTATCACTCCACGTAAAGCTCTCCAATTTAACTGGGCGTTCTAAAACATCTACTATATTATGCTCTCTATCTTCTAATCCTGCAGCTAAAATATCTTTATTTGGAACAATAGGGAATGGAAGAGAAGTTTCTTGTTTGCCTGTGTCATCTATAAATTGAGTGACTTGTTGAGGGTCATTCGTTGCAACAGGGTCTGCTATCTCTAACAATTGGGTGGCAGGTTGCATAGTTGGGGCATTAGATGAATCCAAAACTTGCGCTTTAGGCAAATTAAAATCCAAATTCGATTTAACATTAATAAGTTCGTTTTCCGTTTGTAAAATTTTAGGCGCACCACCATGTGGTTTAATTTTGAAGTTGACACTCATCTTCATTAACAACAGTTCCTCTATTGGAACCAATACACCCCAAGAATAACATTCTTCTAAAAATTTCATAAGTGTGCAAAGTTGGATATAAATTTTTTGTTCTGCATGCTTTGGCGATACGCTGTGTCCAAGGTTCAAAAACTTCAGGTGAATGTAAAGATAATTCTAAATAGGCATTCTCGCAATTGCTTATACATAACTCATCGTGATCTAATTCCCCACGAACCCAATAAACCATCTCTAAAATAGTATCAAGGGACAAGGGAGCATCAAATCGACCATTTCGCTCAATAAAGCCTCTCTTAAGAAATTCTACTTCGGACAGAGCCCTACTCTTCACAAGCTCATTTTTCCCTTTGGATTCATCAGTATAAGTCATACCAATCTCACTATAGCGTGCAGAAATTGAATATTGATTAAAACGATCAATGATTTGCCTCTTAATATTAACTACATTATCATCACCATATGAAATCATGGAAACATTATCTCTAAATGATTTAATTTCACCAAACTCTAAAGCATAAACCACACGCATTGAAACAGAATTATACATAGAATTCAAAATAGTTGTTAAGGGATTACCTGAGGGTTGGGAATGGGTCCACTGATAAACTAATTTACCACAAATATGGATTGAAGAAACTACTTCTTCAAATAAAGTTCTACGTATCAAAAAATTTTCTTCACCATCATCATACCATTCATTAATTAAATCTAAGCAAGCATGCATAATTTGAGGGTTAAGCGTTCCGTCATAATTAGAAAAATCCCCAGCAATCACACAATCACCCTTCTTACGTAAATGATTAGCCAATTGAGTCCATTCAATGGAGTAAGGATTAACTCCAACAGCAATTTCATTATCGATTCTATTACTCATAACATGTCCATTAAATCCTAAAAAGTACTTTCTAGACAACAATCCATAGTCCATTTGTCCAACTGAAAATACTCGTGTTTTACCAGCGAGCACTTTTTCAATTGTACGCCGTTCTACTTTGAGAGTATCCACCCACAAGTGGGGAGCCCGCACACCTTGCTTAGCAAGTATTTCCCTGCGCTCTACAGATTCTCTCAACTCTGCATTGTCCAAAATGTACTCATCAGAACCTAACCATTTAGTTTTGCCAATCGATTTGCCAGCTTTTGTTGTCCACCCATATCCTGGAGAAGAGCGTCTATTCATGGGACTCATAAATTCATCTGAGGTTCCCATAATAGCCTCCTCGTAGGTCAAGACTCTACGATAATTTTCATTAGTATTAGTGAATAATACTGAACGAAAATCATTTTTAGCCATCTCCAAAAGATCAGGATCAATCCATGTGGTTGGAACACCACATTTCTTGAGTCCCTTCTTCATTGGGTCGACTCGTTCTCCATCAACGATAATAGGTTTTAACGCAGCAGGCAAATGTAAAGATTTATGTCCCTCTACTTGTTCATAAATTGGAGATGTTCTAATATCACTCTTACCGGGAGAGCCAGCAGGTTCACTACAAATGCCAAGAGGCACAAATTCACCTTCCGGCATCTCATTACGCACTTGCGCAAGAGGGATCGCAGAATCTACGACGTTGGGCAAAATATAGTCTTTGACTTCATCTTCAAACTTCAACAGACATCTCTCGATATCATCAGCAGTCACAGAAGTCGCATAACCATATCCAACATCTCCAGCAACATGTATGCCACATATTTTACGCGGGATAGTTGGTGAATTGATCAACAAAACAGATCCACAATCTCCTGCACCAGTTTGGGAGTGATAATGGTACGCTCTCCTTATCTTAAGTTCTACAATTTCATTAGTGGATGGTTGAGTATATTCATATCGTAATGTATCTCTAGCTTTAATTTCCAACAATGGTTCAACTCTATATAACATTTGCTGTCTATGTGGTACATATCCAGCAAGAATACCTTTAACCTTATTAAATTTAGCAATATCTTGTCCACGGACAAAATGTTTTGAAATATCCTTATGCTGATGGATCGACTTTGGAAACCTAATCATAACAACATCCTTAAAAGCAGAGTCATCCCCTCTAAGTGTCATTTCATGCATCTCAACACTATCATACGGTACTTCATATCCAGACATTAAATCATTGTTAGCAATTTTAATAATCTTAAATTGTCTAAGGAAATCCCACACATGCCAATTACAAATAGCAGTCCTACCTTGAATAAATAATATATTAGCCGAAAATTTTTGATCCCTCCCACCAATACGATAAGTATTAACAGTAATATTATTACTTAAAATTTCCTGAGCATTACAATCTATATAAGCCTCACTATTAGGCAAAACATTTTCTACTCTAATGGTTGGTTTAGCCATAGTTTTAGTATCACCTGAGACCTCATGTTCGACTCTCACCATTGGTTTAGCATTAGTCTTAACGTCACCTGAAACACAATGTTCTACTCTAACGACAGGTCGTGATTTTGTAACTACATCTCCTGAAACATTTCCTTCTGCTGAAACACTATCCGAACGAGAAATCCAGGAATATACCTTATACATAGCTAAAGCAGCTGTTACAATTCCAATTATATACTTAAGATTTTCTACAATTACCTTAGACAATCCACTAACATATTCCTTAATAGAATCTATAATACTTTTAGCTTCCATAGCCTCACTTGCAGTCGCAAATTCTTCTCCATACACAACATCATGAATAGATCTCGTAACATTCTCAACAACAGTATCAACCTTTTGCTCTGAAGATGGCCTCATTTTGGGAGCCAATGGACATTTATTTATCAAAACTTGATCAACAAATTCCCACACAGAATCAGACCGTAACCTAATTCTATCGACTTCCAAAATTGTCTCACGATCATTCTCACTCATAACATACAAATCAAAAGGAAAACCTTGTCTAGCCCACCAACATATTAACATTTCATCAACTTGACTTAAACTAACTTGTGCTTTAGGTGGCTGGGCATCTACAAATTCTGCAGCCTCAGCTTCATCCTTCAATTTCTTGTATCGTTTCTCCATAGCATTAATTCGCTGCTGTGAATGTCCCAATTTCTGTTCATACTGTAACTTAACATACTTAATCATTTGGTCATAAGTCAAAATCACTGGCTCAAAATTAGCCGCATACTGCATTGGTGCAAATTGTGCATCGTTACCCTTACCAGTAGTTCTCATATAGGGAACAAATCTGTACACGTGTTCCGAAACACCATCTACACCAGGATGCAAGCTCTTAACTTTTTCAGCATCAATACCACCATGAGCATTCATATATTTAGGGTCAATTGAAATTTCAAATCTTAAATCAACTCTACGAACAAAAGCTTCTGGTTCAGTCATAGATTGAATATTATACCTGACATGATTAGATGTTAACAAAACCATTTTTGAATTAAAATAAGTACAAGCCTTCTCTTGCAGCGTAGCCATATGCAAAGGCCATTCAGCAATATTACAAGCATATATCATTTCCATAAATTCTTCATTAGGCTTTGTTTGTGAATCTTTACCTTGACCAAAATCATCATACACACACATTAAATGTTTACCCGGTTTATACCCATCAAAATATTCATTAGTTGTTTTTCTGTAATACATATGCTCTACAGGACTACCTTCGGCCTGTTCCCAGATACACAAATCAGCAGCAATAAAATACGGAACATGAGATTTTCCACAACCAGAACCTCCAAAAATTTGAATAACTAAAGGTTCCGGTCTTGGTCCAGACCCATGTCCGCCATACAATTCAGCTTTTTCAACAATCTTTTCCAATTTCTGAAAATATCTATCAAAAACTCTCATCCCTGAAACAGAACATTTCGATCGTATAAGGCGTTCATGTATGTTACAGCCCATGGTTCGTGTATCCAACAAATATCTAATTTCATTAGGCTTATCTCTCAAGTTGACCATTGAATCACCGTGTTCTTTAAGAACCTTATTCACACGATGAATAAATGTTTCTACTTCTTTCTCAAATGTCTCAAGTGATGATAAATCCCTTGGGACACCAACAATACGTTCATAAGCCCAGTCAAAAATAGTCATGGTGTGAGTAGTCAAAAATGCCGCTAAAGTTGTTATACCTACAATACTTCGGCCAAAGGTGCCAGCAAATCTAAGAGCTGCTGTCAACATGCCTTTCTCTGGCAACTTAGATCCAACAATTAAAGAAAGCACAGTAGCACACGTAACAACTAAAGTTCTACAAATAGGTCCAAAGTCAATATCACTAACAAAATTCTGTGCTCTTGGCGTAGTTAAATACTTAACAAGCTGATCATAATAAGGTGCAAGTAAAGTAACAGCCCTCTGTATTAAAATAAAGGGAACTGAGCAACTAATAAACAAATTATACAACAACGATGAAACATTAATAGCAGTAGGATTTGAAATAACAGAAGTCAATTGCAACAGAATACCAAAAGCTTTAGCAGACATCTTTGCGGTTTGGAAAAATGTATGATTCATTATAGCATCAATATGTCCAAATAAGGACTTAACCAATTCCTCAGCATCTACTTTAACAAATGAAATATCAAACAAACCTTGAGCCTTAACTTTAATACGATCTAAAATATGCGGTGGTAATGAAGTAATAGAACGAACCCAAACATCTTTAAGCTCATTTCCATCAAACAAACTACAATAAGGTAACAAAAATTTATACCATTCAGAGTCAATTTCACACATAAATATGCGATTTCCATAAATCGAAATTTTGGGTAACATAATTACTTGAGGCATTGGATCACATTGCAACAACGTGTCCAAACATGAATCGTAAGTAGTAGCGAATGCGCGTCCTTCAAAGATATCAGTTAGAAAATCCCTTTCACGTTCTAAGTACAACGACAAACAATCTGGCACTCGAGAACAAACAACAAGCTTAGGTAATTCAATCCAAGTATGTCCAGAATATTTGCGGTCCTTCATCAGATAGTCGTTCAATTCTACGCTAGATTCTTTAGTGAGCTGAAACGGCGCACTTCCACATTTTTGATCATTATTAGAACAAGTCATGTTGAAGTGTAGACTTAAAATTAACAGGTACTATGTTCTCATAAATACGTTTATCAAAAATTCACTAGATGTCTCTAAATAAATCCGAAATACTAATAAATACTACTATACATTTCACTAATCCATTATTGTGGAGACAATCAAACTTGATGGGGACAAATTCGAACTCCCGAATAGAGGTAAAGCCGCATAAAATACTCAATAAAGTCAATTTATATGAGTTTTGAATTTAAAATTCAAATAATGTTGCTATATTCCGAGTGTACATTACACATAAAATTGGATGCCAAAAGATGATTGGTACGTATACTTCAATCTCATGGTAGTCAACATCACTCATAAAAATTAATCAATATTAAATATAATATGGCCTCTAAACAGCTACAACAAATAGTGCGCCGCGTGAAACTTTACATAGTATCGTTCATAAATGTTCATTAGATAGATAAAAATAGTTTCAAAGATCAAAAGTCAGAATGAGTCCTTAAATATAATAAATGTCATTGGCAATGTATCCTTAGAAACTTAAAACGAACACAGTGCCAATGACAAATATTAAAATAGGGTATAAAATTCGTGATTGCCTAAACAGCACAAAGAATAATCGGCACAAAACCCTAACGTTGCTTCAGAACGCTCCTGTACCACTTAAGGTGTGAGAGGATGGCCCATCCACATTCGCGAATATTACTTAAAAATAACATCCTGCGAGCAGTGTGAGATCTTCCGCCTTCTCCTTCTCCTTCTCCTTCTCCTTTTCTTCTTCGTTAGCCTCTTCTTTTCCTTCCGCTTCTTCGATTTCGTCTTGTTTTTTTTCTTTAATTATAATAATTTTTTTTTTATTTTTTTATTTTTAAAATTAAAACCAACTATTTCAATTTTAAAAATTTAAATTTTGTTTATAAATTTTTTTTTTCATTAAAAACAAAATATAATAAATGTCATTGGCAATGTATCCTTAGAAACTTAAAACGAACACAGTGCCAATGACAAATATTAAAATAGGGTATAAAATTCGTGATTGCCTAAA